AAGGCTAATTCAGCCTTGTCCCCTTGAATTAGAAAGTCAATTATGTGTCTATTGTGTAATCTCCCTTTTCGTCAAGCATTAAAGCGTCTGCCCATTGACTAATTTCTCCTCTATAGTTTATCTTGAGAGGAGTTTCTGTTGCAAAGGGTTTCTTAGTGAGATGATGGATATACATCTCAAATGCTCCTTCTCTCTCACACTTTCGATTATCCCTTTGACTATTATGACCTATAAGAGCACAATGGCAAGAATCGTGCAATCTAGTCAATACTAGTTTGAGATCCTTGAAGGATGCATTCTGAGATTCATCCATGATGATGAATGCATTCTTGATGTTGATTCCTCTAAAGGTTATATTGGTACAGAGGACTATTTGATTCTTGGGGATATAAACCTCGTCGACGACATCTTTCTGTATTCCGAGCTCTTCACAGGCATTATAGAAAGGATCCATGTAGTACTGTTCCTTATCTGTAAGATCGCCTGGCAAAGCTCCTAGTGATTGTACCATCTGGTCAGGAAATCTGACATAGATGATCTGATCAACTATTCCCTTTTCCAGAAGCTGTAGTCCTGCCATAACTGCTATAACTGTTTTACCAGAACCTGCTTTAGCATTACAGCATGTAACGGGTTTTTGCATCAAGCTGTCATAGTATCTCTTCTGATACTTGTCCAAGCTTTTTAGAAGTACATCATAATTTGGTTCTCGATGACTCATATTTTTATGCCCCCATCTCTTTCAAAATTCTATCTAGAGTATATAACTAGATTATTCTTTGTAGGTGAGGTGAAGCTTGTCGATAGTAGGGAAGTTACTTTTAGGAATCTGATTGTTATCATAGAACTTATGCTTATGATACATCATGTAGTCTGCACCCTCTTCTTTATTATAGTAAGAAGGTCTAGTTATACCAACACCTGTTATATCATCATAGTCTGATATACCTCTTACAACATACTCTCCTCCATAGATATTACCATGATGGATAGACTGTGTTGATGATAGGGTTAAGATAGTGATATCAGATCCAATAGCAAGTAGGGTGTTATCTTTGTTAGGAATCGACATAGAGATCACATTGTCTTTTATAACAAAGCTTTCTGGATGCATCCATGTACCATTAACGAAGAACAGTGATGTTTCAGGTCCAAACCCTGTTCTTCCATAGTTCTTACCAATGAAGCGTGGTATATTACACTTATTGGGTTCTGTGACTACACAATGCAATCTATTGAAGTAGATCTGTGGATTCACATTTCTATCTTGCATTGTCTTAGGATCTATATAGGTATTACGCTTTAGATAGACTATAGTCAATGGTTCCCCATTACTGCACACATAGTCATATCTATTGGTAAATTTGATATAGCGCTCATCCCCACGTTTAATATACTCATATCTATGGTTCTGTATAGCAGCCAGAGACCCATCGAATAGGATAAATGTATCCATAGAGTCTCTATTCTTGGCGGGTATGGGCACTTTAAACTCCATTTGGTGTGGTAGCTCTACAGGAATCTGATCTACTATAAGGGTATAATCACTACCAGCGAATTCTAAACCACCTTTAGTTTGACAGATCTCTGCAAATACTAACTTACCACCATATTTTGTCATCACTTCTATATCATCTGAGTTTAATAGAGTAACGAATGTCTTAGGAGACTTTGGATCGCTATTGTCTTTTCTAGACTCCCATCTATCTGTATTCATAAAGACAGAGTTCAGGAATAGCATTCCACTTCCTATACTGTCGAACTTATATAATCCGGGAGTATCCGTCTTCTCCAGTTCATGGTACTTATAATACATACCACTCGATGCACCAATCTTATGATCGTCATCGAATTTATGATCATCGTCATTAGATGAGTATATCTCATCTAGCTTCTCTACTTCTGGGAAGAGCATATGCATATAAGCTCTTGGTGGTTCAAAGTCTTCTTTGTATAATCCACAATTGCAGATGAAGAAGTCATCTATAGTATATACAACAGGAGAGTTCACATTAGCAGGATTGCTGTTGCCTAACTTTATCTCCTTAAAGGTAGAGGAGTTAGACATCAGTAGGTTTATCTTGCTCTGTAGAACTTTCTTTCCATCGATATAGAGGTTATCAGTATCAACAGATCTCTTATACATGAAATGAATCCATGTATTAGCTTCTAACCCATTGTAGAACCTTGCATCTTTTCTATTATTTCCTATGGTGACAGTGATACATGCATCATTAGTACCCTCTACTCTTGTCAGAGTAATAGAGCACTTCATGCCATCAATATCTTCCCATGATAAGATAGGAATAACAAGGTTAGGATTATTATAGAAGGAGATTATAGCATCATCGCTAAAGGATAGATACATTCCTAGGCTATAGGATCCTCCTTCTATAGATATTTCCTCTTTATGATAGAGATAACTATCATAGTCTTTTATAACAAGAGCAGTGTTATCTACTCTTATATCATCTTTATATATAGAATCCTCTTCATCAAATGTGAGAGAATATCCTAGAGCATCACTATGGGATCTTACAACTTCCCATTTATTATCTTTTACGATATCAGATACTCCATCTTTATGGAAGAGAAGACTAGTACCATACTTTCTCTTGGTTATCATATAAGCAGACAATTAGTCATCCCTCCCATCAATCCTCATCATCATTTAAGAACTCTACGTTCTCTTCATCAGCATTGATTATCTCTTCTGGTTCATTGTATGGGAGCATATGGATAGACTTGCGATAGTATACATGTCCTTCCCCATTAGGTTTGTCACTAATGACCCATTCGAAGATATCTACTTGTGTATCTCTCTCATATCGAGATGCATAGAGTTCATAGTAGAGTCTATTATAATGATCTATCTTGGTATCTAGAATCTTCATTCTACACATGATACCATCTATAGATCCACTCATAGTATTAGCGGTGGTATCGTTATCAAACACTGTCTTCGCTTTAATAGTGAAGAGTGAGCTATCAACGTTGTTTGTACTCATTACAGCAGGCAATGTACCGATAAGAGTAGCTGTAGGAGAATCTGGATAGAACTCTTCCTCATTGCCCTTCAATCTTAGTTGTGCTATGATCTGTACAGGTTCTGGATCCAAAGTATAATCATCTCTAAAGAATCTAAGGTTATAAGTAACCTTGGAATACTTATTGGTCTCTAGTAATCCATGATGTAGTAGAGAGATATACCATTCGGTATTATCTGGTACCAGACTCTTATACTCTATAGGATTGAATATATCAGGAAGCAGATACTTTCTATTCTGAGGATCTTCAGGATAGTATACCTTCAGTGTTGCAGGAAACTCATAAGTGAACTTCTTAGTTCCTGATTCCTTCTCCTCATAAGCTTTCTTGAAGTATGGAACCAATGAGCTTATTCTAGGAGACATACCTCGTACTTGTACATTGTATCTAGACTTGATATCTTCTCCTATCTTATGGGTTCTATTAGAGATATCTATCAGCTGATCTCTATTGAGAAGTTTGCCATTAACAAAGACGTTGAACAGGTCTTTATCATATACTCGATCTATATACTTCTCATCGAAGTCTATATATCCAGACATAGGCAGATTGGTGATAGTATTATCAGACCAATACGTTCCTGTATAGAAACAGAGCAGAGTTATGATATGGCCTTTCTTGATCTCAAGGCTCTTATATTTCAGAGTGATAGAACCTCTAGTGCTATCTATACTGTAGATAGAAGGATCTGGATATAAGAGTTTACCATCATAGAATACTCTCATTCTCTGTTGTAGATTGACTTTGTTGGTATATGGGGATTTGATCTTATAAGTCTTCTTACCGTCAATGAGTTCTATAGTCTGCTCATGTTTATGAACTGCATAGAACCCATGTTTATGCATGAAGGTGAATCTTACTCCATCCCATTCTGTTATACCAAATGGGTTACCCTTCTTGAACTGTATCTGTTTCTCGTTGATTCTATCATAGTAGTACTCTGGTATGAATCTACCATCATCTACAGATGTGAGGAAGAAAGGTTGTTCAGTAAAGTTAGGATATGGGAATGGTATATCCAATCTAACGATAGTATTCGTACCATCCACATTGATCTTAACAGTAAACTCTCTATTGAATTGGAATATAGGAACTTTGAGGGATACGTCTATATATTGAGCTGTACCCTTGACAGAAGTGTCCAATGTATTACCTGCAGGCTCTGGCATAGATTGATCCCTCCTTTGTTATTGTAAATTGATATCTTATGGTGTCCATGGAGCACCACCTACTATGGGTTTTGGAGGATCTGTGTATACAAAGTTTGGATCTAACTCGATCTTTGGTTTAGAATACAGCTCATCCAATACCAATCTCTTGTCGTTGTAAGTCTCATTCAGTCCATCATGGATATAGTATCCCTGTTTAGTAGACTCTTGGAATGTAGGATGGGATACTAAGTAGATAGCAGTCAACAGCTTATCTTTACGGAGTATATCAAACTTGTCTTTGAACTTAAGCACATTGTCTTCTATCTCGTATCTCTTAGGATCCAAGTATGTGCCATTCAAGAATATGACACAGTTCTTATCATTGAACTGTATATCATATTCTAGATCGTCTGCTTGCATATTGGCGGTGCCATCATCAGATGATATGAAGTTAACCTTACAGATCTCTATAGTCTTATTAGACTTGCTGTAAGAGTCTTTGTTCTTGATATAGAACACGAATGTCAATGTATTACCATCTTTGATTCTCAGATCATCCAGTGGGGAGTTCAATCGTATAACATTCGGGGTTACAGATCTATCTATAACGAATCTATCGGATATATCAAAGAAGAGCGAATCGTAGAATACCATGAAGTTTGTAGATATAGGTTCTAGTTGAGGTATCTTGAATACACCATTATCAGAGGTACGCACTTTGGTCTGTTTAACGATGAGATCAAATACGTTAGTTCTCTCACTTTTAGCAGCAAATACCAAGAGAACAAATCTAGCAAACTCATAGTGTTCTACATCTTTCAATCTAAGAAGCTTGATAGTATTGTTATTGAGAATCTTGTATCTATCAGGTTCCATGAAGGTGTTGTTGCAGAACAGCATGATATTGTTAGAAGCCAAATCATACTTATCAAATGCATCCTCTTCTGTAAACTTTACTATACCATTTGGATTATAGTAACTACCTTTCTTAGGATCATAAGAAGAATGATAGGTTAAGAAAGATATACCACTTGCTTCACCAACAGCATCTTCATTATCTTCCCCAACATCAAACTCTTCTGATACATAAGGGAATACGAATGTGAGATAGTCATCATATGGTTTTACAAGATGGGTATCTTCTTTAAGTACTATATACTCAGCACCATCTGCTGTTATATAGTCATATCTGCTATCTAAGTAAGTACCTTTCTTCCCATCCAATACGAAGAACATTTGCTTACTTCTTGGATAGAAGTCGTTAGGATATGGTACTTTTACAAGGGTTTGTCCTTTATTCTCACAGAATGCCTTCTTAGTAGTAATGAAAGCATCTTGGTTGAATCGCATATTGATGAAGTCATCATGTTCTATATAGAATATATCCAATCTATTCTTAGATGGATCTATCCTATATGGGAAGTAAATACACTTATCAGAGTAGTCATTATCAAATGATGGGATGTATATACTATACATAGATGGACTCAGTAGATGCCCATCTTTGAATATTATATACCTCTTAGGATCCCATGCAGTCTTGAATGTTTCATCTAACAGAAACTTCAATCCATTATATCTTACTCCGATGCTTTCTCTCTCATATCTCTTATATAGAAACTGTTTTCTAGTTCCTACAAACAGTGGGCGTCCAATTATTTCCGTCCTATCTTCTATATGGAAGTTTCCTTTGGAGTCTATAGAGGTATGCACAGGAAGGTAGTTATATTTGTCTATCATAACATAGACTTGTATATCCTCTGGTTTGATTCTCAGATTGGACTTATATTGATCATTAAGCTCCTTCTCCACTCCTGAAGCATCCCCATACGGCTTAATCCGAGCCATTATCTCACTCCCCTTTTAAATATTACAAAAATGTCCCCGCAGTCGAAAAACTGCTGGGATTAGGTTGTTTCTTTAGATAGATAATAGATATTAGGTCTGTTTGATACCAGTCCATACTTTGATATAGATCGGATGGCCCTCAAGAGGTATATCCAATGGATGAGTACCATCACTTCCAGGAACTCCTGGGATAAATTTTGGAGTAAGGTTTACATTGGGGAACATATAAGACCTTGGAAGTGATAAAGAAAGGGCAAGAAAGTGTACTCTATTTATGTTATCTATACTCTTTATATAGGAATTTTTTGCGAAATTTCCTATTATCTGATATTTGGATGCATATTGTTTATCCTCATAATCAAATAAATTATAGGCACTTGTAGCATCATTGTTTAGTACAACTGTGTCTAATATACCTCCAAAGGGGAAGCTATCTTCAGATATAGTAAAATTAGAAGTAACAGATATTGCTAATATGGACTTATTTGTTACCCTTGTCTGTTCATAATATGCCCCAGCATTAGGCTTATAAGCCATATCATACTTTTCTAACATTTTCAAATAAGTTTTGTAGTCTTCTGTATCATGTCCTGGAGGACCAACATATGTAGATAGTGGGAATTCATCTAGGCGTACTATATCACCGTTATTTCTTCTAAATGGTGGTATACTTATAATATAGGCAGCAGGAACTGTTATATTACCAGCCCCTCCACCACCATTAAATTTATAGAAAAATAGTGTGGGGATACTATCTCCACTATGATAGGCGAAGGATTTTTTATTATCCAAATTTGCATCTAATCCAGGCAGTTTGCGCAATCTTACTTGCTGCCCATTTTTGTCATATCCATCCCAAGTATTCACCGCTTTTGTCTGAATATACGGTTTTGTTGAATTATTAAACTCATCTACAGAATTATAGTTTGGAATTTCTACAAAGTTCTTGTTAGAATCCAATATAAATATAGTATTTTTATTATATTCAGCGGGATCCCTATATTTAGATATCAACACTTGCTCTATTTCACCATAAGATGCATGAATTTTCTTCAATTCTCCGATTTCATCGATGGGCATCAAATATTCATATATCTTATCATTTAACTCGACCTGTCTGTAGCCAGACTTTAGAACAAGTTTTGCTATAGTAACACACTCATCCAGCGGTATTAGATCATTTTCTATATTAGCAACCGTTGGAGGTTTAGGAGGTGTTGGTGGAGGAGTAGGTGGTGTGGGAGGCGTAGGACCAGGTCCAGGATCTGGTTTTGGTGGTTCAGGTTTAGGCTCCGGCTTTGGAATCACTGGAGGTACAGGAACTACATCAGGATCTGGTAATATAGGAGTCTGATCATCTATTGGAGGCACGTAATCAGTAGCAATACCAATCACTTGAGATTTGATAGGTTCCAATAGGTTATTCATACCCTCAAATCTCAGCACGTCAATAGTACTATCCTCATCAAGTTTATCTTTAATCCTGAGGAGTAGCTGACTTTGATCATACTCTATATGCTTATACCAATCTGGAATAATTCCATTCTCAAAGAAGATGGAGAAGGTCTTCTCTTGACTATCTTTATATACTCCACGCTCTATATACACTGGACCCATTGTACCAGCAGCTGCAATTCGATCATTCATTCTCTTAGGATCAAACTGCAATCTCTTTATAGTAGCCTTACGTCTATAGAGATCTATGAACTTAAGTTCATTGTATTCCATGATGTAGTTAATGGCCTTCACAAGGTTCTGACCATACTGTTCATTTCTAGAATACTTGATATTGAAATCAGCAATGAACTTATCAAAGTCTTCATCCATCTCATAAAACTCTTGATAGAGTTTGATATAGTCTTTTACAAACCCCTCATTCGCAAAGCTAGTTATATTAGCCTCATTGCCTAGAGATCTCTCAAAGGAGTAGATACAAGTAAGGTATCTTGGTACTATATGCATAGGATCTATAGTAGACTTGATACCCTTGATAATATTCATATTGTATACTTGACCACTTACAGTAGGCATATAGCAACCATATTGATCAAATACAGTAAAGTTATCCAACGTAAGCTTGATATGCTTACGTTCTTTCTTACCGCCACGCCACTTATTAGATACCTCGATAGATCCCACATCGAGATCATACAGTAAGAATCTATTTCCTTGACGTATCTGCTCTTTGATAATATCTCCACGAGGACCAGTAGGATCTTCTACTTCGTTAGACATCTTGAGCAGCACGAATGTGGCTCCAAAGCCTACTTTAAATCGATCAAACCTCTTATCTTTAAGAGATAACTTAGTACCATTTATGATCTCATATCTGTCAGGAGATATAAAAGTGCCTCCGACAAAGAGCATCACATTCTTAGTGGTAAAGTATAACTTCTTAAGAGGAGGTATAATAATATCAGTAGTCCATCTAACTCCATCCGCATCAATACTGGTAGCAACCCCACCTTCTCCGATGAGAGTGTGCAGATAGATAGGTTCTACATGCATCATACCATATTGATCAGCCTTGTTCAATTTAGCGAATAAGAAGGTAAGTGTATCACCCTTCTGCAGATAATCAGAGCTATCATTCAGTATGATACGCTTCTTATCATAAGAGAGTCGTATACGATCTTTACCATTCAGACAGACGTTAGATTTGAATACCAAGAAGTTTCTGTATATGCTGTTACTAAGGTCAGAGTTTCCATCCTTATCTATCTCGATAGGAATATTGAAACTAGACTGTCTATCCTTAGTAGCCTCTACTGTAACCTCTTTACAAGTGGTCATATCCAACAGTATCTGAGAAGAATCTGGTGTATCAGATACTATCTGTATGGTGATACCACGATCGAGTATATCATCCGTATATACTGGAACCTTGGTATAGATCATGAAACTATCATCACCAACGATATCGTATACACGAGTATCTAATAGAGTAGTGTTTCTATACAGATTGACCTTATCTGCAGGACCTACGGTTAGCCCATCTTGTACATCTGGTACAAATCTAACTAATAGACCATCTGGCCTCTTAGCTTGTAACTTGAACTTACCATATCTCCAATGGTTCTGCAAGAACTGTTTATCTCTATAGATATTAAATAGATCATCACCCTTACCGTTCCTCTCATTATTAGGATCAAGAGGGTTGAATCCATCCTCAGGAGGTATATTCTGTTCTATGATACCAGTGGTAAGGATATCCTTAGAACGTTCTGGATGGATATAGTAATAGGTGAACCCGTTACCTGGATTGAGATATCCAGCTTTGTCGTATATATAGATAGGTTTCAGATCTACTCTAGCACCCATCTCTTCTTCATATACTACTGGGAACGGGATAAGTACTAATTCTACACTATCGATAGTATCGTACTTATTGGGCAATCTGTTCTTGATGAACAACGTGTAGTAGTCATCAGACTTCTGTATAGTGATATCAGACAGTTTGACAAACAGATTGTCTATGAAGAGCATGAATGGATATATAGTGTCATCATTCAATCCCACTTCTGCATTGAATGGTTCTACAAATCTCTTATCTGCTGCTCTAAGAAGTGGTTGTTCTAATCCCCATATAGAGATAGCAGTATACTCCCTACTATGCTCTAAGCGATAGTACTCTTGATGCTTGAAGAGGTAATCCTCTTCATGCCATTGTATTCTCAATCTTCTAGGAAGCCATCCCATCTGTTTCTCATTAAGATGGAATGCTGTACTAGCCAACTTCCTTTCAGTCTCTGTTTGAATATACTTAGGCATCTCTCCAAACGAGATAGGATTGGAGTTATGATAGTTATCTACGATATCAGTACCAGTAAAGTACTTATTAGGAGGAACAAAGTCTTCCACATATACTGGAGAATCTGTGATAGAGATATCATCTAACTCACCACATTGGAAAGTTTCTAGATGGCTACCTTTCTTATCATCCTTGCATCCTATATACATTCTTGGAGACATCTTGATCTGTTGGATAGTTCCATCACAAGATACTGATACGTTTAGAATACCATCTATGAAGATATTGACGTAGCCTGCATTCTTAGAGATATACAAGCAGTGCCAGTTACCATCAAATGAATAATCTATATTCTTAGTAGTAAAGGATTCAGCTTCACTGATTGTAAGAGTGAAGTGATCCTTGTTATCTATACTAAGAAGATCTACTGCTTTACTTGTATTGGGATCTATATAACTAATGATAGGAATGCTAGCATACTTGTCACTAGCATATAGATCCTTCTTCTTGATCTTATATCGAAGATATAACCCGAACTCACATCTTGGTTTCGAGAGATGATTAGTGATGGCTGACAGAGATGACCCAACGATTTCCAATCCAGCCTTATCACTTTCTGGCTCAAAGAATGCAGATCTTCCTATATTGCCACTATACAGGCCATTACTCCTAGTGAAAGATACACCGCCAAGACTACCAACGTTCTTATTTGTAGGACCTTTGTTGGTAAACCTGGTTGAGAATAGAAACTCAGCCATCTAAATACTCCCCCATCTAATGATTAGATAGTGTTTTCGAGAACAGTAAACAGAGCTTTGTTATAACTGACCATATGATCAGCACAGATCTTCTCTATTGTCTTCTGCTGGTTAAGATATCCACCTGTATATGCATCAGTAAGCATAGCAGAGAATGCAGGCAGATATTCCATACCGAATACAGTACCAGGACCAAACTGCTGCATCCACTTCTCTACAACAATATCTGTTGTGATGATCTTCTTGTTAAGATGAAGAACTTCAGCAAGTGTATTGATGAACGTACGAATATCCATATATGGTTCTACACCATGGCGGCTACCCTTTACAGGTTGGCAAGCCTTATCAATAAGGATATCAAGCATATCTGCTTCACGTTCAGAGATGCCTGCAATCTTGACAGCAATCTCTTTAATACGATTAGGCTGATTCATCTGTACGACACCAGTCAGGAAGTACATAGCAGCCAAATACATGACTTTGATCTTATTAGATTCTTGGATACTAACCTTGGCCAAGTAATCGATGATGAAAGTAAATAGCTTAGCAAAGCAAGTGGTAAGAGACTTAATAAGAGCTGTATTCCTAAGAAGGATAGTCATGTTCTTATGGTAGATCATACATACTGAGGCATTGAGAAGATAAGAGATAAGTTTCACATCATCGATACTATACTCAGAGGACTTAGCTCTCTTAGTAATAACATTTGTACAGTCAATGAATACCTTAACACCAGGTGTGCGACTCTTAGGATCTTTAGCGCAGAATACTTTGAAAGTACGCGGAAGAGGATCTACACAGTCAAGAAGAATAGTATTCGTTGAAGTAAGTACACGCTCTAACGACTTAGAGAGTACTTTACTACGTGAGATCTCATAGATGACATCTTTGAACTCATCTGTATTCTTTTCAATCTGAGGGTCCTTCATAATTGCATCAAACATGATCTTCTGATAAAGCGGATACTTCTGAAAGAGATAGGTATCGCTATAGGATTTCAAAGATTTTTCGTCAGCCACTTTAAATACCTCCTAGATAGTTGCAAATGTTACAATTATGTCGCACAAGGCTAAAATGAGCGATAAGGATATATTATCTCATAGATCAATACTATACCCAATACAACCAGGTAACTTATACATACAATGGAAGGAGAGAGCATATATTGTCTTCTAAAGAAGTTATACGACTAGTAGATGTGAAAGAGATAGCATCTCCTACATCCAATGATAGATATACATATAATGGAAAGAGTGTACCTAGAGTCACAGAGATTATCCATAAGATGATATCAGAAGAGTCTATCATACAATGGGCTAACTCATTGGGGTTTAAGCACAAGAGCTATACCAAGACACTTAATGAAGCTGCAGTGTATGGTACTAAAGCTCATCATGCATTAGAATGTCTACTAAAGGGGGAACCAGTACCTCTAGATGCTCCTACAAGTATAATAGACTCATTCAACCAATGGTGGAACACTATATCTTCTACGAACCAAGTAGAAGTACTTGGTCAAGAACAGAAGATGGCATGCGAATGGTTTGGTGGTACATATGACTTACTCCTCAAGATCAATGGAAAGGTTTATCTTGTTGATTTCAAGACCAGTAATCATGTCACTTATAAATATCATCTACAGCTAGCTGCCTATAAATATATCATGAACTCCCAAGGGATCAATATAGATGGAATGATAGTACTACAGCTATCCAAGAATGCTCCAGGATATAATGAGTATGTGTTAGATTTCTCTAATCCCGAGCATTTAGGGTATATATCCATGTGTGAAAGAACATTCCTCTCTCTTGTATATGGATACTATCATATATACCATCTAGAAAGGACTTTCAATGGCTTTTACAACAAACGGAAACGTAGCTGAACAGTTTGATGTATTAGAGAGTAAGCTCAAGCTAGATCAGACTGTTGCCAAGTTATTCAGTATAGCAGATACTGTATCTGATACAATGACTAAGCATAGTACCAAGACTAGTATATTCTCGGATATATCTCTATTCTTCAAGATGACCTATCTTCTTCAAGTTAAGTATAGAGTTCTCATCAAGAAGTTAGGTAAGTCATTATCTGAGTTGATGATGATGACTGCTTCCCATTACCCTCTTATACCAATCATCTTTGCTAAACAGCTTAGTATCATACTGGGTATAGCAGGTACTACCAAAGAGGGAGTGGATAATGTATATACATTGAGCAATCTCAGTAGAGAGAATATCAATATTATTTTCGATACTGCTAATGATAAGATCTACAACTTCGCCATAGGTTGTTCTGGTCTATTAAACCCAGATAAGGCCAATATAAACATAAAGATCCTTGATGGCACCCCTGATTGGTTCATTGATAAGTATATGAAGGCTATGTTTACTTATGATATACCTAAAGCAACAGCTAAGTTAGAGGTAACACTCTATAATCTCATAGAGGATAACAAACCAGACTTCTCTAGTGTGTATAAGCATAAGATACTAGACATAGCTCCTAATGGGACTATAGACAACCCTAACTATACTTTCTCTGATAAACTAAGGATAGAAGATTCAGTTATGTATTCATGGATCTCCCTTCAGATGGTAAAGATGATGAATAAGATGATCTACTATCCTATACAGTACTCTATAAGAGCTGCTCTAGTACCAGGAGCTACACTAGAAGAGAAAGAAGCTTATGTATTAGAGACTACTCGTCTTATGAAACCAAATAATGACTAATCAATGGATAAGGGACTTATCTCCCTTATCCAACTTGGGTATCCATTATATACTATAACAATGATAGATGATATCAAAAAGTAGAAAGTCTATAGGCGAGATTCAATTGATTCTATTATAGCTCAAATCTATATCCAAATCTAATGTTGGGGATAACACAACCAAAATCTATCTCCATGTTCTACTGCAGTCTTGTATTGTATCCTATTTAAATTCTATATACTATTGTAATGCGTTCTATATTGGTAAAAGCCTATATTATAACATTTACTGTCTTGCACTATAAAAAAGAAAGCCTATACGACACAGCTTAAATGCACTATTACTGGTCATTTCTATGAATTGTTAAAGTGAGAAAATGAGATTATATACCTCTATGCTAAGTTGTAATGTACCCCGCTCCCTAAATACTCCAAAATCTATATCACTAAGCAATGTTCATATTATATAAAAAATTCTATAAGTATCATCAACTGTACTTGCTAACTCAATTGACTTCTATGCCCTTCTACAATCGAACTTTACTATGTTAAATTACACCTATAACTAAAACAATAGCAGTATTCTAACTATTTAAACTCTATAAAATGTTCTACTGTTGTATATACCTAATAATACGTACAGTAAACTTCTATCATAATACAAACTGTCATATTTCTAAAAAGCTGACAAAGTCTATATCAAGAATCAATGTATCAATTGTATCATATAACACCTATAGAGAATTGCTTACTGATCTATCAATCGTGTTTTATTAAATCTATCAATATAAGAAATGATATCTAGTGTGGATTCAAAGCCTATAGATTAAATTATTGCTTTACGCCTTACAACCTAAAGACCTATATCAGATTTTAATGTAATATAACTACCATCCTTTAAATCTCTATATCATAACAGAGTGTTCTAACTAACCTATAGAAGTAGTTCTATAATAACTGTAAATGCTCTCTAGTACTTGGCAAAGAATTCTATCTAATATAAAAATGAAACGAACTGATTTCACCAACTTCTATAATAGAAAAGTAATGTACCTACTTGAATATCGAAAGATCTATATTAGGGAAGAAGTGCTGTTTACAACATATAGACTTCTATAATAGAAAAGTAATGTACCTACTTGAATATCGAAAGATCTATATTAGGGAAGAAGTGCTGTTTACAACATATAGACTTCTATAAGAAAATCAAATGTTGTTCATTAATTCACACAGCTTCTATAAATGGAATTAATGTATCATCTAAAAATTAATAAAATCTATGTTGTTGTCTAGTGTTACTCAATACTGAGCTGTTATCAATCTATAAAAAATGTAGTAGTGTGCACGCTCTATAGTCAAAAATCTATAATCGGATAAAAATGTATCAACCAAAGTAAGCCAATCCTATACAGAAATTACAAGTGTATTCAATATGGTATAAATCTATCTGTGATAATGAATGATGTAAATAAAAAAGACACACCATCTATAAAGTTTAGTAATGAAGTATCAGAGTAGAGTAGATCTATAAGTTTAGATACTGTTAGGCTATATCAAGCCAATTCTATATAAATAAACTATTGTCACTTCTAATCAGTACCTTCTATTACATGCCAAACTGTATATAATATCTATCATAAACCTCTATATCAAAAACTAATGAGCTAAGCCAGAAGAAAACAATATCTATCAGGCAGTTCAACGATATGTACTTAATATCTCAACACCTATAATCGAATAGAATGAAATACTCAAAGTAAGTCTATCTATGAAAAGTCACAATGCATGTATGATAAATCTTAATACTTCTATAATACTACGAAATGTATCACAGTCATAACTAGAAAAAGCCTATATTAATGATTAATGCATTCTAACACAAGTAATATCTATATTTTGGGCCAATGTGTCTATAATGTCATATATACCTCTATAAGGCTTAAAAATGTAATGCAACTAATAAATCTCAATCCTATATTAGAATTTAGTGGGCTTATACCAAGCCATTCCTTTAGTATAATACTTCTATAAGAAAATCGCAATGGAACTAAAAAGTCTACTACCTATGCATGAAAACAAATGAATCGTATGAAAGAATACCCTCTATATGGGTATCTTTTTTTTTGTATCAAAAGACTTTCTTGGTCATACACTATAACTAAGAGAGGGTGAGATATCGAAATGGTAAGGAAAGTTGTAGACTTTATAAACCATCAAGAACTGTTTGTAGAAGCCCATATATCAGACTTACACTTTGGTGTCATAGACCCACAAGTGCAGTATAATATACTGAATGAACAGTTCTTATCTTATATAGAAGCTATGAATGTATTGGATATCGTATCTGTAAATGGAGATATCTTTGATCATAAGTTCATGGCTAACTCAGATGCTGTAGTGTATGCACTATACTTCGTGAATAGATTGGTAGACATATGTAGGAATAAGAGAGCATCTCTTATACTGATTAGTGGTACTGGCTCTCATGATGCTGATCAATTGAAACTCTTTGCCCCATTGATGAGAGATCCAACTGTGGATATACGGGTTATCTTCGATACACAATTCATATACGTGAAAGGTAAGAAGATACTCTGTATACCAGAGTTGTATAACAAGGGCGAAGCATACTATAATCATTTTTTGATGCATAGTGGCCAGTATGATGCTTGCTATATGCATGGAACCTTCATTGGTGGTATAGCAGGTAAGAATAAGAGAGATCTGGGTTCTAATAGGGAACCAGTATTTGATATAGAAGACTTTGGTTCTTGTAGAGGACCTATCATATCAGGTCATAACCACGTTCATTCTTGTTATAAACAAGACTTCTATTATTGCGGATCTCCAATAAGATGGAGATATGGAGAAGAAGAAGAGAAGGGCTTTATCATTCTTCTTCACAATATAAGAACTAGACAGTATATGATCCATCTAGAACCTATAAAGTCCTTTAGATATGATACAGTGTATCTAGATAACATGCTGAATGGAGATCCTAGATTCATTGTACAGTATCTACAAGATCTAAAGGATAAAGGTATAGATCATATACGAGTTAAGTTCACTAAGAATGATGCAGATAAGATAGCCTTATTAAAGTCATACTATAGAAACAGAGCTGATATCAAGATAGAAACGGACTTTGAACAAGCCAAGATAAAGAAAGAGCTTGAACAGATGTCTGAGGAGTATCAACAATACGACTACTTGTTTGATAAGAACCTATCCCCAGAATCTATATTGGTTCAGTATATCAACCAAGAAGAAGGTAACTCCTTCTGGTCTGTAGATACTCTAAAGCAGTTTCTTAATGATATAGAAAAGCTATGACATCCCTATACTCAATAGAGATGGAGAAATGATAAATGGATTACAAGTCTCGATCAAATAAATACCGTAAGAAGGACAAAGACAGTGCTCCAGACCTAGGTGTTATTCAGATCGACGAAGCCATGATGAATATATTCTGCTCATATGCTATAAGCGAGAACTCGACAATCCATAAGTATGGATTGTCTAGTTTATATTCATTACTATCATTCGTTGACGAATCTTACTTTGATAAGAATATCAAACTTGCTATGAAGTATACCTTTACTAAGAAAGCAGTAGAGATAAAACTCGATGGTATACATGATAGAGCTCTTATCATATCAGACATAAACAGGTTTGTAGATACAGCTCCCATACTTGCTGATCATATGGCTACCAGAGAGCTAAGCAATGATGAAGTAAAGTATGTAGAGAACATTGTTGGAGACTTCTTAAACAATATCTATATCAACAGGAACATCGGTCAATGGAAGAATCTGTTGGAAGAGTATCAGAATGCAGATTATAGATCCAAGAACCAGTTCCTTCCCAAGATAAGAAAAGCAACTACTGAGCTGCTTACTCAGTTTAGAAGAAACGATACTGATAGAGATACAGCAGATACATTGTTCAGGTTAACCGATATGGAATCTAATGTCATAGATATCCATAGAGAGATAACAAAGCCATCATTCAAACTTGTTACTGGTATGCAAGGGTTTAATATGATGCTTGGTGGAGGATTGGAGCCTGGATGTGTATATTCATTCTTTGGGTTACCAGGTGAGGGTAAGACTGTCACATTGGAGAATCTATTCTATCAGGTATGGAAGCATAATAGAGGATATGAGTGTAAGGATAAGACTAAGAGACCATGTATAGTCTTCCTTACTATGGAGAACTATGTACGACAGACTATATCTGCTCTGTATCATATCATCACTAAGGGTAAGAACTTAAGAGACTGCGCTACAGCACAAGAAGCTATAGATGAGTTCAAAGCACATTCATTTGAGTTTGATCAAGATAATCCTAACTCGATAGAGATGGTTATCAAGTTCAAACCAGTCCAGTCGGTTACTACGAACTATATGTATGAGTTGGTAGAAACATTGGCAGATGAGGGATATGAAGTCATCTGCTTCTTCCAAGACTATGTAAAGCGTATTCTGCCGATTATGAGTACCAATGATCCATATCAGGACTTGGGTAATATCATCAATGACTTTAGAACGTTTGCTATTCTTACCAAGATTCCAGTGGTTACAGCATCTCAGTTGAATAGAGAAGCTGCTAAGCTGATAGATGAAGGAAGAAACTCTAATAAGCTAGACTTGGTTAAGAAACTTAGTAGAGCAAACATTGGTGAATCATCTCGAATGAATGAGAATCTTGACGGTACGTTTATCATAGCACCAGAGTTTGATTCCGATGGTAATAAGTATATGGGTATAAAGCTGACCAAGAAGAGATATGAGGTATCTCCAAATACTCCTATGGCTATATACCAGCCATTCCATCCTGGGGCTCCTATCGCTATGGTAGAAGATGTATATGAAGCAAGACCCGCATATAGAGAATCCCTCATGAGAGATGCAGAAGAGATCAGAAGATCCTTTGGTAATGTAGAGCGTGTGTCTATCAATAAGACTGTTAAGGCTCTAGAAGGGCTTACTAATGTAATGGCTAATAAGTTTACTATACCAGGCAATGTAATACTGCCTCCTAAACCAGAGAAGGCAGATACTACAGAACCTAAGTATAGTATGACTGTAAACAAACAACCAGTAGAGGTTGTATCATTCAAAGATGAATCTAAGAATAAATGGATGGCATGAGGATAATTCCTCATGCCTTCTTTTATACCTTATTAAATCTAGCAATTGGATCTCTTTTGTACACATAAGGAAGTATCGGATACTCGATCTTATCATCCTTATGAGCATCAGTAAACTTAGCAAGGGATATATTCTCAGCTCTATAGATCTTACCAAGGATATTCACTATATCCTCTGGTTCTAAGAGTCTGACATTCTTGTTCTCTAGAGTGAAGTCATGTACATTACACATTCCATTCAGTCTAAGGATCACATAGTACAATCTTGTATTTCCATACAAGTCATGGGCTAAGAGCTTAGGATTGTATCTATACTTACGTACAGACTTGTCACTGAATGGTACTACCTTGGATGCTTGCATCAACTCATACCAATAGTCATCAATGAGATTCTTAACTGTAAACTCTATACCATTTCTTTTCTCGATGTAAGAGATATCTCTATATCCTACATTGGTTCTAGATTGGTTTCCTAATTCTATGAACTCACCAACCGTATGTGCCTCTGCAGGTTTCTTATTAGTGCTAGCACTATAGATCATGCAAACTCCCTCCCAACGATAACTGGTTTTGTAATATCACCACTACTAAATGATACTATAAATCTAGTACCAGCAGGAATGTATTTCATAGGAAAGTTTCTGGTTACATCTCTAGGGAGTTCTAACTTCATAACTGCAGACATGTTTACTTCACCGAAGTTCGGTTTCTTCTTATTCATAAGATTAGGAATACTTACAGTAGTAGAATCTACTGCGATACTGTTCTCTTTAAGACCTGCAACAGATTGCAGTCTAAACACTTGAACTCCAGGATGATACTTATTTACCGCATCATCCAATAGTATGGCTATCTCTGTAGTAGTTGGATCTATAGCCTGTTTTGGTGTTAGATCGATCATACACTGTCTCCTCCTTAGAGAGTATTTAATACTGTGTATAAAGAAAGGACTATTTATCATGCCACGCAAGAAGAGTACCGTTTTAGTAAACGCAGTTACCAATATAAAGTCCAAGTTCTGTGATAACCAAGAGTTATCTGATAGATTTGTATCTGATGTATTGAGGGTTACTGGATTGGAGATAGATCATGAGGGATATCTAGTAGATGCAGAAGATGATGGAATAGAACCAGAGTATGTCGCTATCAAGAATAGACCAGTCAGATACTCTAATGCTGGTATCCTCCATAATCGGGATATTATCTTTGATCCATACAATAATACCATGATTATGGAAGAGTTGTTCAAACAGTATTTGGCCAAGTTCCATCCAGAGGTATCTAGTACACAGATTTATGCCGCTAAGAACTCCACTATTCCTAAGAATGACACTTATGGATATATCTCTATAATCTATGGGAATGGTTCTATGATATCTACTGCTAACCATCATAAAGATACTACTAAGTATCTTGATGCATTCATGAGACTTGAGTCTATGACCGATGATCTCATACTAGATACATTGAAACCATATGATGAATATGAGGCTAGTGTGCTCTAAAGGGGCTATAAATGGGTATACAATTTACAGATGAACAACAAAGGTTGATCAAAGAAGCTGTAAGATGGTACAAGCATAGTTCTGAGCAAGTGTTACAATATTCAGCTCCAGCAGGTGCTGGTAAGTCTACTGTAATGCATGCTATAATCAATGAGTTAGGATTATTACCAGATGAAGTAGCTCCTATGACGTATATAGGATCTGCTGCTATAGTAATGAGACTCAATGGTTTCCATAATGCTTGCACCGCACACTCTTGGTTATATGAGATATCTGAAGAGGCAGATAAGCATCCTCTTACTGGTAAGATAGTAAAGAAGATCAGGTTCATAAGACGACCATTGGATAAGAATAAGATCAAACTCATCTGTGTAGATGAGGGAGGTACTATTCCTTATACTATGAAGAAGGATATAGAAGCTAATGGAATAAAGGTCCTAGTATGTGGAGATTTAGATCAGCTCCCTCCTGTACTAGATAAACCTGCTTATCTATATACTGGCAAAGTACATCGTCTTACTAAGATAATGCGTCAAGCTAAGTTCTCTTCTATCATAGAAATCTCAAATTTGTTAAGAAACGGCCATACGCCAAAAATAGGCGATTATGGTGACGTACTGGTCATACCCCGCTCAAATCTCGTAAATGAGATGATCATGGCTTCTGATTCGATCATATGCGGCACAAATAGAACACGAGAGTACTTCAATAATTACATACGCAGTGATTTATTTGGTTTTAAAACCAAACTTCCTCAGTATGGGGAGAAGCTTGTATGCAGAAAGAATAATTGGCATATAGAAGTAGATGGAATCAATCTAGCCAATGGATTGAGCGGAAGAGTATTATCTCCTACATCGATCTCTAAGTTTGATGGTGTTAAGTTTAAGATAAACTTTGTACCAGATCTGTTTCCTGATATAGTGTTTGAAGATATAGAGTGTGATTATCAGTACTTTATAGCAGACTTCAAGACTAGAAGACAGATGAAGAACATGATGAATATGGCATATGGAGATACTGGAGAGAAGTTCGAGTATGGATACTCCATTACAACCCATATGTCTCAAGGTAACCAGTATAAGAATGGTATCTATATACAAGAGTATCTAAATCCAGAGATACAGAGGAACTTGAACTATACTGGGCTGACTAGATTCAAGAACAAGTGTATCTACGTACTACCATTCAGCAGAACCTTTGGAAGAGGGTTTACTCCTAAACCTGTAAAGAAATCAGTAGTATCTATCGATGGCAAACCTATTATTTGATTACATACTATATCTATGCAGGTATTTTGAAAGGAGTTTAAAGTATGGACAAAAAGCTTGAGATGGAATCGATTACAATCGGTCTTCTGTCTTGTATAACTGATCTGTGTTATGCAACAGTATCAGGATCTATCGCATATGGCACTGATACAGAGTCTTCTGATATCGATGTAAGGGGATTCTATATGAATTCAGTGGGACAGCTTCTTGGTACAGAGAAGAGACCAGAAGTAATCACACTGGATAATCCTGATGGGGTCTTCTATCCGTTCACAAAGTTTGTAAATCTTCTCTCCAATTGCAATCCTGGAGTGATTGAGCTCTTGGGTACTAGAAAAGAAGATCAGATGTATGTGAACAATGTTGCTCAGGCAGTGCTGGACCATAAGGAGATGTTCCTCTCTAAGAGAGCTTATTACAGCTTTGGAGGATACGCAGTATCTCAGTTTAAGCGGTTGGAGAATGCTCTCTATAAGAAAGATGAAGAAGTCTCCGATGAGAATAAACTGAATAAGCTTGTAGAGGTTCTTGAGTTCAATGCTAGGGCAGAACGAGAGAAAGTTGGAGATGACTCATCAGCTCCTATCATCAGATTCTCTGTAAATAATGAAAATAAAGTGATGGCAGAGCTGATGTTTGCCACCAGAAAGATCGAAGTAAAGAGGTTGATCAGTCTTGTCAAAGAGATTGAGCATACTTATAAGTGCTTCGATGATAACAACAAGTCCGGTGACAGCAAGAAAGATGATGCCAAGCTCTACAAGCATGCTATGCATCTTATGAGACTCTACTTCATGGGTATTGATATCCTCAAGAATGGAGAGATCAATACTTATAGAGAAAAAGAGCATGATTATCTCATGAGTATCCGTAATGGAGAAGTTTCTATGGAATCCATCTTCAAGAAACAGAAGGAGATGGAAGTAGAGCTGTATAAGGCTTATGAGAACTCCACACTTCCCGATGAGGTTGATAAGAATAAGATAGACTTCTTCGTATACAATCAATACTCCAAGTATATGGGAATCGAACCTTATTCTAGAAACTAAACAATCTTTGGTATTTAATCCACCACTAGTTTTCGGACTAGTGGTTGGGTTCTATACATATTTAATCGCATATAATACTTTTTTGTAAAGGGTGTGTTCAAAGTGCCGATCTTTAAAGATCTAAAGCAAGTAGTATCTCTCGTTGACCCAATAACGCGAGAACCAATCGAGATGGATGAAAAAGGCTATCTCTTATTGCTCGTGGATGCTGGATCAGATCAATATGAGAATGGTGAGTTCATAGCGATGCGTGGGAGGAGGGCAGTATTTGAGTACTTGCTTAGCTCAATGGGTAACTATGATCTGATTCATTCATATATCTTGACTGGCAAGATAGCATTGGGTGGAGAGGTATCTGTATATTCATTCATGAGGTTATGTTTAGAGAAGCACTTCAAAGACGAAGAAGTGGGATTAACTCTGGATGAATTGGATGATATGGCAATGGTATCCTCGGTAGACTCAGAGGATAAAGTAAACCTCAATGTGCTCTTTGTGAATGATATGAATAGTAAGATAAACTAAGAGCAAAGGGGTGTATCAGATTGAGGGCTTTTAGACCAGAGCAACTGAATAAGAAGATAAGGCCTAGTAAGTTCTTTGAAAACTTTATTCAACAGAAGGGCCCTGGAGGAGTTACCAGAGCAACTGTATTAGAAATACAGAAAAGCCTCAAGACGTTCTTCTTAGATTTAGCACATGGGGCTGTAGCACAAGAGAAGTATATGGATTTCCTTATAGGAGATCCAAGAATTGTAGAAGAAGCGCTCAAAGAATGTTATAATCAGATGAATGAGTGCACTATTATACTGAGATCTATGGATGCAGCACATAGTACATCCAATCCAGTATCTAATTGGCCCCAGTTTGCAGAGCTTTACAATAGGTACAACATGAAAGGGCAGACCTATGGAGTTATCTATAATGGGCTGCTGGCATTTCAGAATACAAAAGATATAGCTCATCTGGTAGGTATCAGCACAAGATTAGGTTCCAATATGATGAGAGGATCAAAGCAGACACTATTATTGTAAGGAAGAAGGTGTCTGTATATGGTACATAGAAGGAACTATCAGAAAAGTTCAGTATACTTCCCAAGGATACATAAGGCTGTATCCTTAACCAAGCATTGCATAAGTAGAATGAAGCAAAGAGCTGGTCTGAATACCAGAGAGAAGAGGAAGAAGTTTCTTCGTAATGCATCTAATGGATGCCTTATGTTGTACAACATTCCGAAAGATGAGCAGTTCGAAGAGTTCATCGCTTATATGAAAGGTGTAGCTGCTAGAGTAAGAAGAAAGAATGCATTCTGTTATGTATATCTATATAGCGACTACTTCCTTATCATATCATCAGATGGTAAAGCAATAACCATCATCAATGTTGATCCTAAATATAAAGGAAGTTATAAGAGGATCATCAAGTTCTTCGAAGAACATACAGAAATCATACCGAGTAAAAAAGAAGTTGACGACGACATAACTAAGGGGGATGATGATATTATGCCCTAGCATAGTATCATAAGATACATCTGACCTAGCATGGAATTTCGCAGTACTATGATATGGGAGACATTCTATTAATGTCATAGAAAGGGGCGATATTCGTGACTAAACAAGATGTTATCGAGGCTCGCAAGATTCTCAGTAAGGCAACTTATACATTCATAAACGCCAAAGGACAGAAAGAAGAACTTCCTGTTTCTATCGGTATCTATGGTTCAAATAACTTCAATATCGTAACAGACCATCATGATGGTAGTTTCATTTGGGATGATGATAATGAGAGGATTTTGATCTTCAATTATGCCTCTCAAGTAGACTTGAGCATTCCAGCACCTGCTATGAGTGCTGGTAAACGGCCTATGACTCCAGTTTACTTATCTATCATGCCCTATAATGAAATCATCACCTTGAGAGCAACTCTTACTCTTGAAGCATTTGAGAAGGCATGTGATGCCATTGGCACTACATTGATGCCAGATGATGTGAGAAAGAAAGTTTATAATAAGTTCTTTAGGGATACTGATATGAACAATATCATTGCCCGTAAGGCTGATATGAACTATGTGAGCCAAAAGAATAAATGGGATGATCAGGCTAGGAACAGCTATGACGATCTTGACGAATATAACAGGACCGTTAGACCTCAGCATGTACGTCCTCGTCCATTGTAATTTATAAAGAATGAGACTAGTATGTAACCAGTTTGGGTTAGAAAGACTTTCCATCTTGATTGATGGTGATCTAACAACAAACGAAGAACAATATGTTCAGACACCTTATGGTGTCTGAACTTAGTTGTCTCTAATAAAAGATTCAGGAGGGTTTTTAAATGTTTGAGAACAACAGTCAGTTCAACTTCGGAGCCTATGGTAGTGGCGGATTTGGTTATGCACCGCAGCAGAATGTGCAGCCGCCTGTATTCAATCAGCTTCTCAATCAGGAAGAGATGGCGAAGCTCCAGAAGGCTCCAGTTCAGTTCTCCACTCGTCTGACGGAGGATGAGTTCCTTCGTTCGATCTGCACGCATAAGCAGAACAATCAGATTCAGCTTGAGGCTCTTCCGAATGGAAAGCATCGCTGCCCGATTTGTGGTACTGAGTTCTTCCTGCTTGATATCAACACGAGCGATCAGGATATCGAGAATATGTGCGTGAACTTCCATGACGTCATGCAGTCCATCAAGACGTATTATGGAAACATTCCTGAGAACATGCGTGAGTTCTTCATGATGATTGGCTTCATCAAGAAGGTTCCGTATCTGTGGAAGGCTGCTCGTACGTACTTCGAGAAGGTTGTTGGTCAGACTGGTATGCTCCAGGCTAACAATGATCAGAATGGCTTTGCTGCACTTGGTAACATCTTTGGCAATGGCGCTATGGGTGGTATGTTCGGAATGGGTGCAGGAATGCCGATGGGCGGATACTACAACCAGCAGCAGATGAACATGGGTTACAATCCCCAGCCTCAGCAGCAGGGTTTTGTAGGACAGCCGATGCAGCAGGTTCCTGGAATGGGACAATATCAGGTTCCCCAGCAGCCGGGTATGAATCAGGCAATGCCTGCACAACAGCAGCCGCAGTTTGCTAATCCCGCATATGGAATGCAGCAGCCCCAGCCGGGTGCTATGATGGGCAACCCGATTGGTTATGTAGACCAGGCAGCTGCACAGCAGGACTTCACTCAGCAGCAGCAAGCACAGCAGCCCGCAGTACAGGATGCAGCTCCGGCAATGCCTGAGCCTCCGAAGAACCCCAATGTAAAAGAGAAGGCTGCAGTAAACAAGAACTTTGCCGGCTAATAAAATAGCCTAGTAACTCTGTAGAGAGAAATAGCACATAAATGGAGCCGTATAGAGGAAACTCTATACGGTTTTCCATATTTTTTGTAGAAACAAACTATTTGCCTTACTATCAAATGACACAGTAATACTATTTGAAGGAGGCGCTATAGATAAGATGGCAAAAAGCAAGCCCAAACTCTCGCAAGAGATGATAGATAATATAAAGAACTATGCCAGTGAGATCAAGACCATTGAGTTATTTGTAGACTCAGTCAGAAAGAATCCTGGCCAATATCTATCCTCTATTGGTAACGAGGGTTGGATGAATGCCGTTCGAGAAGTATTTCAGAACGGTATGGATGAAATGCGTAGACCAGCATCTCCTTGTAATAAGGTATGGATTACATACTATGAGGCTAATCATAGATGTATTGTAGCAGATAATGGTCGAGCATTAGCTCCAGATATCATATGTCGAGTATTTACAAGAGAGCATACTTCAGTAAACTTTGAGAAGAAGAAGGGTGAGTATCCTAGTGGATTACATGGTGTTGGTTCTAAGTGTACCAATGCAGTATCTATACGGTTCTCTGTATACTCCTACTTCTTAGGCAAAGGGTACTATATGGAATTCTCTGAGGGTAAACCCTTAAAGAAGTATGTGAAGTCCAGTAAGAGCATACTTCCAGAAGAGATTCCTAATCCAGATGGAAAACAAGGTCTAGTGGTAGACTTCGAACCAGATATGACCATCATGCGTAAGATTACGATCAAATGTGAAGATGTATTGAATCTTGTAGCAAATATCGTACCTCTTACAGATATTGGAAACACTGTTGAGTTTACAGGCTATAAGGCCGATGGTAAAGTCATTCATGAGATCTTAGAGAACAAAGATGGTGTAATGACCTATCTTATTCATAAGACACAGAAGCCTATGATCAAACCTATCATCTTTGGTTATGATAGTGGGGTTATGAAGGCTGATGTAGCAATGACTTGGGAAGCAGATCCAAATGCATCTCCTGATGTATTAGCATTCGCCAATACCACTCCTGTAAATGCTCAGCTGTCTACACCTTCTGTTGGTTTCATTAGAGGAGTATCAGACTTCTTTAGGAACTATATGAACAAGATCTATCTTGTGAACAATAAGAAGGCTGTAGAGGTTATATCTAGTGATGTAACGTCTGGATTGAAAGCAGCTGTTGCTGCAGCTCATATAAACGTCATGTTTGACGGTCAGGCTAAGAATGTATGTAAGAATGGTGATCTGTTAGACTTTGTCAGACAGCTTACATTTGATTCACTACAAGAATGGTCTAAAGTCAATCCTGATGATCTCCAGAAGCTTTGTCAGTATATCAAGGATGTGTCTATAGCAAGAGCTAAGGCTGATAAGGCTAAGTCTGATGTGAGTAAGAAGTACAATACCAATGATCTGCTTAGCATTCCTAAGGGATTTGTCAAGGCTGAGAATAAAGATCATCTTGAATTATTCATAGTTGAGGGTCTATCAGCATCATCTCCTTGTGAAACTGGTAGAGACTCTAGAAATCAGGCTATCTTTGCTATTAGAGGTAAGATGCCGAATGCTATGAGTACTTCTAGAGAGAAGATGCTCAATAATGAGGAAGTATCTGCTATCTTAGGTATTCTAGGTTGTGGATATGGAAAGAACTTTGATATCAGTAAGTGTAAGTATGATAAGATCATCATCCTTGCAGATAACGACCTTGATGGTTATCATATCAGAGTTCTGCTATTGATCTTCTTCTTGATCTATTGTAGACCATTAGTAGAAGAAGGTAGACTGTATGTAGATATCTCCCCACTCTATCATATCAACAAAGGTAAGAAAGACTGGGTCTATCTGACAGATAAGAATGCCTTCATCTCCTATGTGCAGACACAGTTCTTCAAGTCTCATAAGATTCTTGATATGAAGACTAAGAAGCCGTATACAAGGTTGCAGGTTGAGAATATCATCATCAGCAATACGCACTATAAGTCTATGATGGATACAGTATCCGATAACTTGGCTATTGATCCAGTATTCTTAGAGGATATACTGCTTATACGGAACATGCCATTTGCTAAGTTCAGTAAGCTTATCATTGGTAAGTATCGGTTTGTTGATGTAGATCAAGATAAGAGGAATGGTGCATTCATCTTACGAGGGTTAGTAAGAGAGAAGTCTCATATGGTTATTCTTAACCAAGAGCTGATTCGTCAGTGTTCTCTATTGCTCCCATACATTGATGGAAACGATAGCAGGTATCTGGTAGATGGACAGAAACTAGGACTCTATGAGTTCTTAGATCTGTTCGAGAAGTCAGAGCCTAAGAATATCTCAAGAGCAAAAGGATTGGGTGCATTGGATGCTAAAGAGATAGCAATCTCTACACTTGATCCTAAGAATAGAACCTTATTAAGGTATACTAGCAACGACATAGAAAGAGATATAGCCACTATGAGAAAGACAAACGATAACAAGCTTGATCTGATCAAAGATGTGGATATGTCTCAATATGAATTCTAAAAGACAAAGGGAAATGAGGTATGCTCTAGTGAGCATACCTCTATCAATGTGTGTGTGTTGAATTAGAGTTGTCATAAGGAGTATTAGTCGTACACGAGTGAATTTTCTAAGCATAGTATTTGAGTAATACTAGATAGAGGAGAGTTAGTTATGTCTTTTATCTTTTTAGGAGGTGTATCCGTCAATAGCTTGACGATACCAAAATGTGTGTATGAACCAAGTCAATTCAATCCCTAATGATAGACATAATTCACGTCACATGCCTACCATTACTTTATGTAATTATCAAACCTCAAACAGAGTATATACTATATAAATGCATGGAAAAGTAGTATAGAATAGTAAAAGGAGAAAGCAGTAATGGGTACTATGAAAACAACAGCAATAGCTACAGCACTCACTGGTATTGGATTAGTAGCTGCAAAGGAATTATCCCAACTCTTACCAGATAAGATCATCATAGATCTTAGCAGAACCAAGATACAGATAGCAAATATTGAAACCTTTAACCAGCTTAATTTATCAGAGCTTAGTAGTGGAGTAAAGTTATCTACTGAGTATAAGAATGAAGAGAAGAAGAAGCTAGTATGTAGTTTTGTTAGAGCAGCCTTACCCGAGGTTACGTCTACTAGCAAGGAAATGATCAATGTGACACCTAAGAAGAAGAACTAAAGGTGTCTAGAAAAGGGGTTTAGAATGAAATTCTCATTCAACTTTAACCAAGAAGTTATGGACAACGAGATTCTTACGTGTACCCGATATAACTCTAGAAATGGAGGGGATAAGTACAAAGACTATATAGCCCTCCAAGAGAAAGTCTTCAAATATAAACAAGACCCAGATGTAGATGGTCTGTCTAAGTCTCTCAACTCTTACTTTAGAGAGAAAGGTATGACTGCTATAGTGCAGATATACTCATCTCAAGTTATGAGGAACAGCAGTCCTGAAGCTAAGAGAAAGCTGATCAATATCTACTTAGAGAAAGAACTCAATAAGGCCAACTATACTGCTACACCAAAGATCACTGCCCTTCTTGATGATGGATGGGTTCTTACCAACGAAGAGTTTGAAGCTATACAGAGTAGAAAGATCAATCTCAGTATCTTCCATCATAACGATATGGATGGAGAAGCATCTGCAGCATTCACCTTTATGGCGTTTGCTACTAATCAGACAGAGTATACTGACAACATCCGCTTCTATAGATATAACTACAAACTCGAGGATATGAATCGCCATCTTCAAAACATTGAGAAGTATACTCCTAGAGGAAAGAAGAAGTATGCTATTGTTGTAGATCTATCTCTTACTGCTAGAGATCTCAAAGAATTGCTGAAGCACTTTGATAAAGTAGTATGGTTAGATCATCACTATACTTCGACAGAAGTGGGACTTAAGGTGTCTAAGATCATACCCGAAGGAAAGAAGTTCAGTATGATCATAGATACAAGAGAGTCATCTGCATACTGCTGCTATTCTTTGTTCAAGGATGATATCGCCAATGTATTTGAAGGGTACGATGGTGTAGATTCAGACTCATTGAACACTCTACTTCCTGCTCTTATCTCAATCTATGATACGAAGCAGGATATAAAGTATCCTCAGCTGTATAAGGTAGCAGAGGCATTGAATCAGTACTACTTTGATATGCCGTATACAGATCATGCTAGTCGTATGTGGAGAACTCTGCTTATCAATAGAAAAGTAGAGACCTCATCAGAACTTCTTATAGAAGAGACACCATCTTGTCCATTTGTATCTGTCATTAGAGATGGTATCAAATTGAGACAAGTGGATGAGCTTAAGAAGGACGTCATGTATGATGGTGAATGCAAGTATCATGCCAAACTCTCTGATAGAGAAACTCCTGGTAAGGTCAATGCAGAAATTATAGGCCTTATCGGCAATGGACCTGCTAACCGTATACGCAGTAGTATCGATAATCTGATCAAACTTGTTATCAGAATAGATCAGCTGGGTGTAATCACTACATCTGCTTACTCTGATTCTCTTAAAGTAAGAGGACCAGAGGGGTTAAATCTTGGCAAAGTATTCTCAGAGGTGTTTGGTGGTGGTGGGCATCCTGGAGCTGCAGGATTCAATATTCCACTCAATGACTTTGAGAGAATCATTGATAACTTCAAGAAGAATAGAGAGATTGATTACTCTTCTATGACTTTTGATGTTATAGATGATGGCAATTGGCATAGACTGGATGAGACTGTACAGTACGTCTTCAACAGTGTGTCAATGGTACTTCTATATACTTGGGACAATCTATTACAGGAATAATGTAATGGAGGTCAATACAATGATCAATGGTAGTACGCAAGAAGCTATGCAGAAGTTGATTGACAATAATATCTGTATCATGCAACCTGTTCAGACATTCATGTGGTATGCTGAATACAATGATGGTACCAAAGATACAGAGTTCAAATCAGATATGTCTGAGACTACATTTGATGATATCAAGAAAGATCAACTGAAACAGTTTGGTCTTCTTGGTAATGGTGGTAGGATCTATTTCGATACCAAAGATGGTATCATCCATCTAGGTGGAGGTATAGATCTGAATCTGGCTGTTAATCTCAACAATGTAGACTTCCACATCACTGGGAATAAGAAGTTGGATTACACCAATATTATCCAGTTCAAGAAGGGTATCTTTGACTTTGGATTTGGAGAGACACCAACTGCTAAGAAACCTAATAGAGTAGGAGCCCACTTTATAGGACACAAAGGGTATTTCAAACCTGAGGATAACTCCTTAGGATTGGGATTGCACTATCAGATGTTCTATGAGCTTGGTATGATGGAGGATGAGTTCAATCAGTTATTGGTAAGACTCACTCCAGATAAGGATGTTAAGGGTACTCTTGAGTTGAAGTATCTTAACAACCTCTCTGCAGAGAAGATTGATCTATCTGCTAATGCATGTACTAACTTTGCTATCAGAGTATAAGACAGTATCATACCCCTATACCGTTTTGGTATAGGGGTTTATTTTTTTATCCGAGGATGGCGTTGACCATGTTTACATGCTCAGCTGTAATGTTGTCCTCATGAATAGTGTTGAGTTGACGATAGAGATCCTTAAGCTTCTGACTCTTCTCCATCCCAATAGTGGGATCATCAAAAGCTACCTGGATTCTCTCAATAAGCTCCTGCTTGGTAGTCTTATCCATTGATGTATACCTCCTTAAAAATTTACATATATGTCTTACTTACCGGTAGAGCCAAGTCCTCCAGTACGAGACATGTTTACTGGGCTTAATTCATTGGGCATGGTATAGTATCCCTCTATTACAGCCTGGAAGAATCTATCTCCAGGTTTGAATGTAATAGCTTTCTGCACTGTAAACCCTACCATGATATGACCTTCATTGTTCTCATTGTTGTAATAGTCTTGATCAATGATACCAACGGTATTATCCATACAGAACCCATAGTTGAATCCAAGAGATGATCTAGGATACAATGCTAAGAAACAGTTGATACAAGTTCCTTCTGTTTCATTCTGAGCACATACTCTCTCCATGTTTGCTTTGATACCCGTAGGAACCATATAAGTCCTTCCAGGAAGTGCTACCAATTTGAATGGTATACGGAAATCATATCCTGCAGATTTAGGAGTAGATCTCACTGGGAGTTCTATAGCATCCCACAATTCTTTTTTGGTAGATTCATCTAACTCATATAAAGGTCTAAGTCCTTCTTCTGCTCTTTCTACGATATAATTACTATAAGCCTTGGAGAACTCCTCAAAAGAAACCTTTTCAAACATGGAGTGACCATCCCTTTCTCGTATAAGAAATACTATCTACCGTAGATGTATTTTTATGCCTAAATATCGAAAATACGCGATATTATGACATGGGGTTACTCCTTAGACACTTAACGCGATAAATCTCGTATTTGACGAAAAACCCTCTACGGAT